GTACTGTCTAATGACGCATGTGAAGAATTGATTAATGCTAGTGCAGACTCGTTAAATAGGGGAGAAGACAAATACCCTGAATTCTTCACTACTAGTTTTTCTAGTTGTTTGCTACCGTTAGACCATTCTATTCATTCTGACTTACAAGAAACATATAGTGAAATTAATAACTTTTTCAACTTTGATATTTCTTTTGCTGAACCATATGAAATCAAAAGATATCAAGGTGGTGATTATTTTGGTTCTCACTTTGATAACTATGGTGCTCTTTCAGAAAATATTGACAGAAAATTAACGATAGTCGTGTTCTTATCAAAAGAAAATAGCTATGACGGCGGTGAACTTAATATTTTTGGAAAAGATGTAAAAATAGAGCAAGGCTCCGTAGTAGCTTTTCCTAGTTTTTTCCCACACAGCGTTAAAAAAATCACGTCCGGTGACCGATGGAGCGTGATTACTTGGCTCTGGGGAAATTACTGGAAGTGACCAAAACAATTGCATTTCCTACACATTAATGCTAAAGTGAAAATATGATGATAATTGCAGAAGTCCTAGACTAATATTTATATGCTTGATTTTCAACATCCAGATTGGCATTACGGTATATCTTATACGGATAACAAATCATTTATTTGTCCAAAGATTCCTAAGTGTGCTAGCTCATGGGCAGAACAATATTTTTTAGCATTAGGTTGGGAAACAAAATCGTTTGTTGCTGAACGTCTTTTTGACTTGAATGCACTGGTATTCTTGAGAGAACCCAAAGAGAGGTACATCGCTGGATTAGGAGAATTTCTCAGCAGACACCATAGTTTCTTATACCATGAAGCTACTAACTCTGTTGAATTTTGCAATAACATATTTAAGGTTATGTTCAGTAACTTACTGTTTGATGAACACACTAGTCCACAAACATTTTTTATTCGAAGCTTAAACAATCCTATATACTTTAAAGTAGATGATAGTCTTTCCGAAACCGTTGCTTCCTTTCTCGGAACCCCGGTTGATAGCACTTTTGTAAATTCTAGGGTCAATGGAATGGGTTGGAGAGACCGTGCGTTGGAATATCTTGCTAACAATGAATTGGCGACCAAAGCACTTGACTCTTATTTAAAAACCGACTATGATCTATTTAATTCAGTGAGATTTAACTAAATGACAATCGAAACAAATATCCCACAAGCTCATGCTGATAAACGTGACCGAATCAAGGGTGCTGCAAAGCGTATGATTTGGGTTACTTTTCAGCGTGAAGGTATTCATAAGTATCCCGGTGCAGACACCGATCCGAAATTGGCAACTGGCGACGAATATGACGTTAGTTTCCTAGGTTACCCGCATCGTCACATCTTTCATTTTACAGTGGCGATTCAGGTAACTCACAATGACCGTGACATTGAGTTTATTCAGTTCAAACGATGGCTTGAAAATAGTTTCAAGTCTGGAGTGATGCAACTTGACCACAAGTCTTGTGAAATGATTTGCGATGACCTATATGAGTTTATTGCAAGTCGCTACCCCGACCGTGACATTGAAATCACTGTATCAGAAGACGGTGAGAACGGTGCCACTATCTACTACAACACAACTAAACCCTATCAATCACTTGTCATCTAAGGAAAATAAAATGGCAAATACTATCAAGACTATCAGCATCAATCAGATTTTTAATGATTTGGATCGGTATCGTAACTTTTGCGTAGAGTTCGGTTATCGCTTCAATGAAGCTGATCTATACAACACTCGGAGCTGGAACTATAAGCAGTTTCAGCGAATGCTAACAGGACAGCGTCCTCGTAATCAATGGGAAATTGATTACGCAAAATACAAAGAACAAGGAGCGGCACGACGCCGTGCCTAAAACAGTTGTTGTCATTACAGGTGGTTTTGACCCGCTGCATAGTGGGCATTTAAACTATATCAACGCCGCTCGTAAACTTGGCGACATACTTGTTATAGGTGTTAATAGTGATGAATGGCTGGCTCGTAAAAAGGGCCGGTCATTCATGCCTTTTGAAGATAGAATTTCTATTATACAATCATTGCAAGGAGTAGATTACACTATTCCGTTTAATGATAAAGATGGCAGTGCAAAAGATGCTATACAGTGGACCCGAAGAGTATTTCCGCAAGACAAAATTATTTTTGCTAACGGCGGAGATAGGACCCTAAATAATATTCCAGAAATGGACACACAAGATGATAATCTTGAGTTTGTCTTTGGAGTAGGCGGCACGGATAAAGCTAATAGTTCTAGTTGGATTCTTGAAGAATGGAAGGCTCCTAAAACTATTCGTAGTTGGGGATATTACCGAGTGCTTCACGAGAATGGACCAGAAGTCAAAGTTAAAGAACTTACTGTTGATCCGAGAAAATCGTTAAGTATGCAACGGCATATCAATCGTTTGGAACTATGGTTTGTTGCACAAGGCACTGCAACAGTGTATACTATTAATAGTAGCTCGGATGAAGAATTAGACGGAGTGTATACAAAGTTTCAGAATATACACATTGCTTCTAATCAGTGGCATCGTCTAGCTAACGAAACAGATAAACCATTAAAGATTATTGAAATACAGTACGGCAACGAATGTGTTGAAGAAGATATAGAAAGAAAAGATAATGCGTAAACTATTTTACATGGGACTTGAAGCGTACAACGCTCGGTACACACTACAACTTACTGATTGGAATCGCCGCGTCTTTGAAAAGCGCGGCATTGACGTTGTATACGTCCCTGGCGAAACACTTGATAACAGCCAAAAGATTGTAACTGGTCAGGTTCTTGACGCACATGGTCGTTCATACTTTGGCATGAGTCAAATGATGAACCTCGTCAAGATGATGCAGCAGGGTGAAGTCACTAGCGAGGATGTTATCTACTTTGAAGATATGTTCCAGCCGGGCATTGAATCATTGCCTTACATCATTGACCAATGTGATGAAGACAATATGCCTCGTATCTTTGTTCGTTGTCTCGCACAATCTATTGACCCCGATGACTTTGTTCATGTCTGGGGAATGGATAAGTGGATGGGACTATATGAGAAGATGGTCAACGAGTTCGCAGACGGAATTCTTGCAACTAACGAAGAAATGGTTGCACACATGAAGATTGCAGGCTGGGAAGCTCCTATCTACAATATCTCAGGTCTTGCTTTTGGTAAGGATGAGGTTATTGAGCGTGTTGGTGGTAAGATTAAGCCATTCAATGACCGTCGTTTGCGTGTAGTGTTTTCTGCACGTTGGGATCAAGAGAAGCAGCCCGACTTCTACATGGACTTGATTGACGCATGGCATGTGCGTTATCCTAGTAAGGATGTTGAGTTTGTTGTTTGCAGCGGCGGCGAGTTGAAGTCTAATAACGATAGCTACATGGCTCGTACTCGCAAGATGGCAGAAGAAGGCAAGCTTGTTATCTATGACAATCTTGACAAGAACAAGTATTATGAAATTGTCAACGATAGCCGCGTAGTGTTCAACTGTGCGCTGCAAGACTGGGTAAGCAACACGGTAAGCGAAGCTGATGCTTTGGGCTGCAATGTATTGTATCCTGCGTATCGTAGCTTCCCTGAGACTTTCGCAAACGACCCAGAGCGTCTTTACATTCCGTGGTCTATTGATGATGCTATCGCTAAGTTGGATCCTCTACTCCGAAAGGCACATCCGAACATGGGCAAGATTAGTGACTACACTGATGGAACCATTGATCGTATCTGTGACATTCTTGAAGGCAACGGTAGTAAGTATCTTCGTATTAGTAGTGACTATAGAAAACATACTCGTGAGGCGAAGTATTGATAAATAAGAATGTAACACAAAGGTTACAAACAACATTAACATATCCGTGTAAGGAAGGAAACAAATATGTCTTATAACAAAACTAAAACTGATCCAGAGTTGGGTCAAAAGATTCACGAACACCTAGTCAAGATGGGTGTTGAAACTCCCACAAAAGATAGCGCACTAGACCGCAAAGAAAAGATTGAGGTTATTGAAGCACACTTCAATGGCATTATGAGAGCATTAGGTCTTGACCTAGAAGATGACAGTCTTATGGATACACCAAAGCGTGTTGCTAAGATGTATGTCAACGAAATCTTTTGGGGTCTTGACTATGATGCATTCCCTAAGTGTACAACTGTTGCAAATAAGATGAACTACGATGAAATGGTCGTAGAGCGCAATGTCAATGTACAATCTAACTGTGAACATCATTTTGTAATCATCGACGGTCTTGCTACAGTAGCATATGTACCTAATGAAAAGGTCCTTGGTCTTTCAAAGATTAATCGTATCGTTGAATACTTTGCGAAGCGTCCACAGATTCAAGAGCGTTTGACTGAACAGGTATTCCACGCTCTTTGCTATATCCTTGAAACTGAAAATGTTGCAGTCATGATTGATGCACAGCATTATTGCGTTAAGAGCCGCGGTGTTGAAGATACTGGTTCTTCAACTGTGACTACTAAGCTTGGTGGTGGATTCAAGACTGATGCTGCTGCAAGAGCAGAGTTTCTTAGCATTGCACGAATGGGTAAGTGCTAAGTGATTTTCAACAAGATTAAAGACCTAAAAGAAGAGGGTAAGACCATCGGTATTACCTTCAGCACGTTCGATATGCTTCACGCAGGTCACATTGCTATGTTAGCGGAAGCTAAGAATCACTGTGACTACTTGATTGCAGGACTACAGACTGACCCAACTATTGACAGACCGGATACTAAGAACAAACCTATTCAGTCAATCGTAGAAAGACAGATTCAACTTAGTGCTTGTCGCTTTGTTGATGAGGTAGTTATTTACCAAACAGAGCAAGATTTGGTCGATTTACTCTTGACATTACCCCTAGATTGTCGTATACTGGGTGTAGAGTATGCAGACAAAGACTTCACTGGTCGCAAAGAATGCAACGACCGAGGTATTGAAATCATATTTAACGGTAGAGACCACAGCTTTAGTAGCAGTAATCTACGAAAGCGGGTCGCAGAAGCAGAAAGAAACAAAGATGGAACCTAAGTACCCTAACAAGAAGCATGAAGATATTTTGAGGAACATCAACTTTTCATTCACTGTACCTGTAGGAACATACAAGTTTAATCAGCCTGTTGAAACAGTAGAACAAACAATTGCTCGTTTGGATGAAGTTGATGAAACAGTTGATGCAATGACTTCTTATCCT